TCAAAGCTGAGGTGCATGTGTCCTCAACCATCCAACGGCGCATTTTTTCCGGATAAGCCTCACGATAGCCAAATGCAAAATCAATTCCGGCTGGCTCGTTTTCTGTCTGGCTTCTCCATGCTTTCGCCTGTACTAGCACATAGCCTTTTTCAGCATTAAATTCGATGATGTGAGCTTCAAGCCTCCCATTGGGAAATGTGCGCAGCCAACGATCCGTGCGCTCTTTGTTGCCTTCGTAGTTGTCCATGAAAGCCATCATTTGGCCTTTCGATCAGCTGAGACAGCATGGCGCGCAACGGCTCGGCCGCGTGTATAGCCTTGTCTTTCGCCTTCTTTAAATCCCACCGAATAAGACATGACAGCCCATAAGGCTCCAGCGATCAAACATGTGATCACAATTGATGCTTCGTTCATTGTATTGCTCCCGATTCGGGAACTACTGTGCTTCGCTCCCACCAATAGAGTGAGGCAATACGCTGACAAATGCAAGAATCACGCTTAAATTACGGCGTGTCGCTACCGCCTAAACGGCGTTCAATTGTTTTTTCGTATTCTGATTTTGTTTTGTCTTTGAGGCCGTTGGATGCTAAAACCCCACCCAATGACCCGGTGAGAAAAATCGCCAAAGTCTTAAGCAGATCGATGAAAGCTGCATCATTAGGAGCTTGATTGCCAATTGGCTGTGTAACAAAAATCAACGCATAAGTGATGCCCAAAGTCACAATGAGAAAAACAAATGACAAAACCGCCCCGATCAAAAACATCAATCGCGCTTTGATTTCCTCTTGACTTAATCTGTCTTTACTTTTTGAACCCATCGCCTATCAAATCCTCCGTGCATGTACCTGTGACCTTGCATTGGGGTTTTTGACATTCTTTGTTTTCCCAATTTTCGTGCAATTGGCATGGATAGCGAACCCATCCATCGTAACCACACGCGGCAAGGCTTGTTGAAAGGATCAAAGTCAAGCCCGCCACGAGTAGTTTCGGAATCATTTCCCCGTTGATCCGAAAGCTGTATCAGCTGGATTCAGCCAGCGCAAAATGACCGGCACGACAGCGGCCACGCCACCCATTGCCATTTGCTTGATGTCGCCACCTGCCATGTACACGGCCAAAGCTGCGGCCAAATACGAGCGCAACCATGATGCCAAAATTGCTTTTGCTTGCTCCATTTATTTTCCTCCTGTTGGTCGATCCGGTAAATCACCGGAAAATGACTCATAAGCTGGCCGGCCATAACCGACAACAAATGAGCGTGCTCCCAAAGTTCTTGATTTCACCATGACTTCTCCACCATTGCGCTGATCTCCAGCCCCGGATGTGTTTCCTTCAATGGTCACAATCTGTTTGTCCGATACTCGGATTACCAATCCAATGTGGTTAATGGTCGTTTTGTCATCGACAATAAAATCAAAAAACACAAAATCACCAATCTTTGGTGTTTCATGCCATTGTTTGTTTTTCTTAAATGCCTCAGCTCCAGCGCGAGTGCTCACAACATTTGGCACCTTGACTCCGGCTTGATGAGCGCACCAATTCAAAAATGATCCGCACCATGGCAGCTTATCGGCCTTCATAAATTTGCCGTACTTTGTTTCATTGTTGCCTGTTTCAGCTGTGCCAACTTCGGCCAATGCAACCTGAATCATTCTAGGCAATGTGCCTTTTGGAAAATCACTCATCGTCTATTTGATCTTGACTTTGAACTACTAAATACGATGCGTATTCGGCATCTGTCATTGGACGAATTATCACTTCACCCGTTTCGCAATTCACTTCAGTTGTCGTTGGTCTAGTTTCGGTAGGCATTAAAACGCTCCATAGATTGCAATAGTGCCTGTGTTGGCAGCTGAAAAGGTTGATGTTGAACTGATTACATCGATTCGATTAATTGATGTAGTCGAATTGTAGTTGCCCCAAATTTGGTTCATGGTGTCACCATTAGCAGCTTTGTTGTCTGCCATACCTTGGATCAACTTTGGACATGCCTGATTAGCGTAATCTAATTCAAGGTCTGCAAGAATGTTTGTTCCACCTGCCCGACCTAGGCGAACTTCTCCAAGGTTAGAAAATGAAGCAGTAATCTGAGCGACTACGCCGTTCCATGCGTAACTATAACTCGCAGATGTGTCATTGTTAAACACTAAAACCATGCGACTAGATGCTGTTTGCACAACGCTATTGACTAGGATGCGCAGTTTCTTGACTGGCGGAATACTTGTAAATGAAACAGATGATCCGCTAGTCGGTGTCTGAGTAGTGCCAATTTGTAGCCAGATGTCTCCACCCGGAATCGCTGTAAATCCCATTATGAAATTTCCGTTCCATAAGCGTTAAATGAAAGATTTGCCGTTGATGCATAAACTCTAATTTTGTCAGTTGTAGCCAAAGTAACTCCAAAAGTTAAGGCAACAATTCCGCTTGGTGCAATTGTGATGTCATAGGCTATGTAGTCTTTTGTAGCTGTTGCAGCACCGGCAGCACTAGTTGAAAGTCTAAATGTCGCAGCCGCCGTGGTTGATCTATTTGTCACGACAAGCGTTGAAATGATTGCGCTTGTCGATGCCGGTACTGTGTAAAGATCAGTTTCCGTGGTTGCCGCTGGAGCAGCTTGCCCGAGTATTTTGTAAATTGTGGCCATTTTTATGCCCCCATGAGTAGAAATGGATGAATGATTGCATTCACAGTTAGTTGGATTGAATAAGTGGTTGAGTCAATTTCATTGCCAAGCGTTCTCATGTCAAGCGCACCATTTTTGACATAACCCGTGTTATCCGGCGTAGTCCAATTATAATTTGGCGTGTTGGCCATAATTCATCCTCTCAATAAAAATCATCGAATGTGTCCCATGTTACAGCCGGATCAACATCATTCCATGTCAATGCCGGATCAACATCCTGCCAGCGTGTTGGGGTGACTGAATAGGCCACATCCGAGCTGTCAAAAGTTAAGCTCATTTGAACATTGTTGAAGCTAAAATTCCAGCCTTCAACAAAGCCAAAATAAGTCGTGTTTTTGACCGCCAATGGCAGATCGGTGATTTCAATTGCCGTGTCCATCGAAATGGTCAGCAATTCGTCTAAATCGCCGCTTGTCACATTGGGTGAATCAAGCTGGATCGTAAATGATGACAACGATGTGCGCGGATAAGCTCTGAGCGTAATGTAGCGATCGGCTTGAACCTGAGCATCGGTGCCAGTTTCCAATTCAGTCGTGACCGATCCTGCGACCCGGGTATAAGTGGCAATAGATGTGGCATCCTCGGCTGTTTTTTGCGCGTTGGTTTTATAGCTCAAAATGATTGAATTCATGATGTCGGACAAGGTTTTTTGGCTGGATAAACCATTTGTCAAAATGTAATCGGTCGGAATCAATAAATAGCCCGATGTGCCAACAGCTAGAAAACGGCGCGATTCATTGGCAAATCCAACGCTACCTGTCGGGGTTTCGTAAATGTAACCAAATGCCTGAGTCGCGTAAGTCGATGCCAAAGAATAAGCATCCGATGGGCTGGCTGATCTTGCCGTAAATTCATAAACCGGCGGCGTGTCCACAGAATCAATGGTGACTCCAGCATCGGTAAAAATGCGAGTCATGCGATCATCATCAAATTCTTTTGGCCAATTGGAATCGCCAATGACCTTTCGTGCCATTTGTGCAAATGTCGAAAGTGCTGAAATTGTTTGAATTGCCACAACCGCATTTGTGCCAGCAGATTGCACGCTGTTTGAAACATTTGAGATTTTGCCTGTGAACAATGTGATTGGCGTGCCGGCTGAATTCTCCACAGTTATGACAACGCTGTGATTCATGTCGAATCCAAAATCCTGATTGTTAGCGTTCAAAATGTTGATCGTTGCATAACCTGCACGCGATTGCTCCCAGACAGTCGTGCGACCAAAAGACACCGAAACATTCCACAAAGACTCACCTGTGAAATCAACGCCATCGATGGTCACAGTTGGGTTGGGAACCCATGTCATGTTGAGGCAACCAATCGTGAAATGCCCAAATTGTTAAATGTGCCGCTGAGTGTGGCCTCTGTGTTGAGCACATTGGCAATTTGTCGGGCAACGCCGATTGGGTCAATTGCACCTGTCACATTAATGTTCACAGTTGGGCTATTCATTCGACCAGCTGGAGCGACTAAATTGCTGTTATTTTGTGGCAATGATGATTGACTGCTACCTAGAAAACCAAGCCCCGGAATCTTGCCCAATGTGTCCTTTACCTTGCGACCAAGATCAATAATCTTTTCAAATCCTGAAATCAATTTGCCAACAATAGTCAAGGCAAGTCCTAAGGCATCGGAAAAACCATCAATTGCGATTTTCAACGCACCGCCCAAAAATGGTGCAACAAAGTTTTTCAAAAATTTAAACAAAGCATCAAACTCATCTTTGTTGTCCATGACAACCTTTTTAATTTTATCAAATGCATCTTTCAATGCAGCAATGACCGGTGTGAAAATTACTTTGGCAAAATCTGACACACCTTTGAAAGCCTCGCCTAATCCTTCTTTACCGCCCATCGCCCCGATAAACGATTCAACCGCTGGAACAATTTTATCGGTAACAAATCCCAACAATGGAGTGATTGCATCAAGAATAAATGCACCCACAGTCTCTTTTGTTTCATCAAATGCGATCTTTAAACGATCCATCTTGCCTTGAAAGGTATTGGCCGATTCGGCAGCTGCTCCAGCAAATTCCTTGCCCAACTCACCAAAAATGTCAATGCCTGATTGTGCAACAAAATTGACTTTTTCAGTAGCTTCTCTGACTCTATCGCTTGCCTTTTGATACTCTTTTGATTTTGGACCATAGTTTTCAAGAGCAAAATTGGCTTCATCCTGAGCCTTAGCCAATGCCTTTTGAACTTTGTTGTATTCGGCAAGATTGTTGGCGTTGTCTCCGAGAGTAATGCCAAGTTTTTTAAGTGCTCCAGTCTGCCCATCGTTGGCTTTGGCCAATGCATTTGCAGCTGTTTCGACTGAAATGTTTTTTGCCGCCGCAATGTCAAGCGCAAGATTTGTGAGCTTTTGAGCTTCCCCAATGTCTTTTGTGGATCGTGTCAGTCTTTCTAAAGCTGGGCGCAATTCATCATCGGCCACACCGGTGGCCAAAGATTGCTTTAAAATGTAATCCTCAGCGGCTTTAATGTTGGCCTCAGTTGCTCCGACTGTGTTTCTCAAAGCATTGGCAAGTCGTACCTGTGCAGCTTCATCCTCAATGGCAGCTTTAACGCCATCGACCAAAAGTTTTCCAGCGTAGGCGGCGGCTGCCACTCCAGCGACAGCAAATGCAGCTTTGGCCTTGCCGGCAAATCCGTCTAGTTTTCCGCCAAAACCTTCAACATTGTTTTCGCCTTCTTTAAGATTTTTTCTGAGCTGATCGACATCGGCTAAAATCGATAACTTCAGCGTTCTTGATTGACCGGCCATCACCACTCCTTCAAAATCTTAGAAAATGCATCTTCCCATTGGGCAATGATTGCCGGCTGTTCGGCTCTTAGTGTTGGATAAATAAAGTATCCCAGCGATCCGCCTTTTGGCCCACTTCCAGACCACACCGGGAATTGCTTGAATTTGTTTGATCCGAATTCGTAACCGCCCCAAAGCTGTTGAGTCGTACCGCCACCGCTGAATTTTTGCGATACAAAACCAAATGACAATTCACCAATTTTGGATGATTTGCTTACACGCGATCCTTGAGCAATACGATCGGCAGCTTTATTTGGTCGGCTTCCAGCTGATGAAATGATTTTGGATTGCACATAAGTGGCCAGCCCATTTGAAACGGCTTTGGCCTGTGACACAGCTTGATCATCCATACCTTTGAAAGCTTGCAAAATGCCGCGCAATTGAGCTTTGTCATAGGTGATTGACTCAGTTGCCATCTCTTGTCCTTAGTATCTCGAAAACAGTTAAAATGTCCTCAGCGGTTTGAAACTCTGATCGTGACAGTCCGGTGGTGATGGCCAATTCCCAAACGATCCGGTTTATTGATCCGGACTCGTAACTTTTGGGTTTTCGGTTTCTCCCATGTTTATGTCGGTCACAGTCTCGCACCAAACCTCAAAAGGCTTCACAGGCTTTCCAGCTGATTCGCGCTTCATTGCGTGGTACGCCAAAAACATCAAATCAGCAATTCCCAATTTCTCAGATACTTGCTGAATGGTGTTTCCGGTTTTGTGTTCCCATTTCATCCACTCCGGTGGGAGCGCGGTATAGGTTGCACTCTCCCCGGATGTGAATTCAATTGTGATTGCTAGCTTCATGCTCCCGATCTCCTTTGTTAGCTAATTGTCAAAATTGGTGTTGTCACACAAGTAAAAGCAAGTGAGACAGTTTGTGCATCTGGTGCTGTGCCTCCAGCTGATGGCAGAATTGGCTGCACATCAAATGCAAATGATGCGCAAGAATCTGCACCAAAAATTACAGACAGGCCAGTATTTGGCGCGCTTGTTGCAGCTGTCCATAGCTCCTCGCAAAGTGAATTTGCTGCGCCCCAGTCAGCCAACATTTCAACGGCAAATGTGCCTTGAGTGTCAGTCGTAAAGTACGCCTTGCCATCAAGTGTCTGGTATGTATTGATGGTTGAATCGACTGTCAAAGTCGCTGATGTGGCCTGTGCATCGTAGCTATCACCAGCAATGGTGAAAGTGATGTCTCTGCCGGTGATGATTGTTGTTGGCATGATTTCTCCTTAGTTGGTGTAGTAAGTGCTGACTTGTAAATCGGCCGTGAGGTATTTGCCCGCGCCAACTTCCAATGGTTGAGGTTGATTCACATTGCCTACGACATAGCCGTTTGGCATTGCGCTGATGATGCTGATCATCAATGTTTCTAGGTTGTCCAAAGCTGCGGCATTGTTGGCATAAGCAACAACACCAGTCACAGTCAGATTAATTTTGACTTTTGTGGTTGAGCCATTGATTAAAACGCTTTCCAAATAAGGTGCATCCGGAATCAAGCAAATTGATGGGCTTGTCATTGTTTCCGGGATGCCGTTGTACACATTTGCAGCAATGCCTGAAAGTGCTGTTTTCAATGGTGTGCGGATTGCTGATTCGATGCTCATTGGCACATCGTTTCGACATCAAGAAACGGGCCTAAGAGGCCAATGACTCTGTTGCTAAGACTCCGGCCGAGCACGAATGGTGACGGCTGAAAATTGTCTGACATGATCTGGT